GCGCCAATGTCCGCTCTGGCTGGCTCAACGAGCTGGTGAAGGAGAAGGGCAGCTCCTTCCCTCTGATCGTCGTCCAGCCGGGCCGTGACCAGCAGCCTACCCCAGGGCCAGGCGCGATCAAGCTGGTGCGCGGCTACGACATCGTCGGCGCCGTCTCCACCCAGGTCGAGGATTACGAGGCGGTGCTGGATGAGCTGGAGATGGACCTGCTGCAGGCGCTGACGCCGATCCCTGGTGTCCTGCTGCCCTGGGGCCGGCCGCATATCACCAGCATCACCCTCGGTGCGCCGACGCATTACCCGCCCGGCGATGGCATGAACGCCGCCGCCGTGCTGATACCCATCTACCTCCACACCGTCATCGAGGGCCGCATCCCATGACCGACTCCAAACTCCAAGAACTCAAGGCCGAAGCCGAAGAGCGCCGCTACGAAGTCAAGCTGATCAAGCCGCACACCCATGCAGGCGAAGAGCTGCAGCCCGGTGACACCCTCAAGGTGACCGCTGCGCAGCGCGCCTGGCTGAAGGACGCCGGCGTGATCGAAAACCCCACCGCCGACGTCTCGAAGGAGAAGTAACATGGCGCAGAAGAAAGAGACGTTCGTCATCGGCGGCTGGCTGAAGGCTCGCGAGGCCGGCACCAACCTGCCGTTCCAGAAGTGCGGCCTGGTCTCGACCATCCAGCACACCGTCGAAACCAACGACATCACCCTGGCCGATACCACCACTCCGCAGGGCGGCGAGTACGATTCGGTCTCGCGCGTCACCAGCGTGGGCCTGTCGGTCAACTTCCGCGAGCTCTACACCTGGGTGCTGGGCGCCCTGGTCTGGGGTGACACCACCAGCGTGCCGTCGACGACCATCACCGACGAGACCCACCTGGCTGGCGTCGATGGCACCATAGCCCTGGCGCAGATGCCGCTGACCATCGCCAGTGTGGCGGCCGGTACCGGCTCCACCACCTTCAAGGAAGACGACGACTGGGTCATGACCGGAAGCGGCATCGAGCCGGTACCGGGCGGCGCCCTGGAAGCGGCCATCCTGGCGGCCGGTACCACGCCCTACAGCGTGAAGGTCAGCTACACCTCGGCCACCGTGGACGTTGTCCAGGCACTGACCAATAGCGGCAAGACCTTCGAATTTCTCTTCGAGGGTGAGAACGCCGCCGGCACCCAAAAGCGCATCGAGGCCCGCTACTTCCGCGTCCGCCTGAATCCGGCTTCCAGTTTCGACTGGATCAACACCGAGGACTTCATGGGCGCCGAGACCACCGCCAAGGTGCTGCTGGACTCCTCGAAGGTCGGCGCCGGCCTGTCGAAATACTGCCGGATCCGCAAAGAGGTCTGACTAGGGGTGTTCATAGTGTGAACACCCTTCACGCTCGCTTGGGGGGTACGCAGATTGTGCGTACCCCTCTTAGCGGATCCTGAACCATCAAGATTTCCTTGATGGTTCAGTTGGAGGCGATGGCTGAACACGAATAGTCATCGTGTTCGGCTAGGCCTGGAAAGTTGCTAGGCTCGCTTGTCCTGGGGTTCTTCGAGGTCGTCGTCGCCAGCTTCTTCCTCAAGCTGCTCAAGGGCGGCATGCTCAGCGCGCATGCGCTTGAAGGCTTCTTTCACCGCTTCGATGATGGCCTCCTCAGAGCTTTCAGTCGGCACAACGCCATCCTCTTCTAGTACAGAACTGACGCCTTTGAGGCGTCGTTCTTTGAGGTCAGCTGGCCTTTTAAACGATTTTTCCAAGCGCGCGATGATTTCGGCTGTTGTGGATCGCCGGTTGATTGCTGCTATCTCATCCAGCCGATCCTTGAGCTCTTTAGGGATGCGTAGCTTGAATTGGGGGTCTGTCTGCTTCATACGCGGAGGATGGACCAAATAGGTGTTGACGGCAATGGACCTACTAGGTTCTAATCAAAACGTACCTAAGTGGTCCATAAGGAGTAGGCCATGTCTACCAATGATGCACAGTTCAAGCTTCGGCTTCCGGCGGAGCTGAAAGCCTGGCTTGAGGAGCGAGCGCGAACGAATTACCACAGCATGCAGGCTGAGATCTTGGGAATGGTTGCTGAGGCGAAGAAGAGAGATGAGAAAACAGAACGCTGAAAAGCAGAAGCCCCGGCGAGGTGAGAGTCGCCAGGGCTTCGAGGGTGTGAACATTTGCGAGGACATCCACGTGGAAAATCATAGCACGAACGTTATCCCTTTCAAGTTCGAGAATCGCCAGGTCCGCACTGTCATCCTTGGCGATCAGCCTTGGTTTGTTGCCAGCGATGTTTCTGCGGCCCTTCTGTACAGTGAAGCGTCGGCAATGACTCGGCACCTAGATGAGGATGAAAAGGGTCTGTCAATTGTGCAGACCCTTGGTGGCGACCAAGAGCTCTTGGTCATCAACGAGTCAGGCCTCTACTCAGCAATCCTGCGTAGCCGAAAGGCCGAAGCCAAGCGCTTCAAGAAGTGGGTGACCGCTGAGGTGCTGCCGGCCATTCGCAAGCATGGCCGCTATGAGGACGAGCAGCGCAAGATGCCGACGCTGGTCAACGAACTGATAGGCATGAGTGAGCTGAACGTCATCAAAGGCACGATCCGAGACAAGGCAAAGGACGTGCAAGCTTCTAAGCGCCGCAGCTTCCATGCCGCTATGTGCAGTCGTCTGCACACCCGCTTCAACGTGCCTCGCCTGGAGATGATCCCGGCCGACCAGTTCGAAGCGGCCTGTAATTTCGTGGCGGCATATGCCATGGAAGGCGAGTGGATGGGATCTGACCGTGTCGACTTGGATGGCGGTATAACCCTCACGAGGGCAGAGACTCAGGATCTCTACCTCCTGATGTCCAGATTCGCCGTGATGCACAAGCACAAGGACGACTTCCTTACCGCGGCAAGAGCTTTCCGCTCTGAGGTCTTCATGACCATGTTCGATCAACTGCGGGACGGCGCCTTGTCCTTCAGAGTCCTGGATCGCCGCCGCGACGAGATCTACGCGGCCTACCGTTCCTTTGGTGCAGAAGGCGGTTATGTCGCCAGGGGTGAAGCAGCATGAGCGCAGTAGCAAAGCAGCCGACAATGACCAGTCGCGAAATCGCTAAACTCTGCGAGAAGCGCCATCCTGATGTGAAGCGCGACATCGAGAACATGCTGGGAGAGCTGGGCCTCAATGTGAGCAGTTTTGCTCACATCTACCGAGATACCCGGAACAGGGAGCAGACCGAGTACAGCCTGGACCGGGAGCTGACCGAGACGTTGATCACCGGCTACAGCATCCCGCTCCGCCACAAGGTCGTGAAGCGGTTGCGTGAGTTGGAGACAGTTGTGCAGAAAGGTCTTCCGCCTGCTGCTAACGACTCAGCAGTAGAATTTGGCAAGCTAGCCCTGGCCCATCTGCCGAACCTGGGCGACAACAGCAAGCAGGCACTGCTCAGTCACCTGTCAGAACTGGCCTTCGGTCAGCGGCTGATTCCGCTACCCCTTGTCGAGCAGCATTTGATGCCGGCCGGGGAGGTCGGAGAGCTGCTTGGGATAACACCCAATAAGGTAGGGCGCCTCGCAAATGCTCACGGGCTGAAGACTGCCGAGTTTGGCGAGTACCGCTTGGACAAGTCGCGGCACAGCTCGAAACAGGTCGAGTCGTTCTTCTATAACCAGGCCGGTCTGGCCAGACTTCGAGAGATCGTCGAAGCGAGCGTCCCGGTCAGCTGATTGGCCCGTCCATCAGAACCCAGCCCAGTGCTGGGTTTTGGTGCGGTAACCAGATTGATACATTCCTCACGGTTTAGGGAGGGATGCCCATGAGAGCCGTTCTAATTGCTGTAGCTCTTCTGCTAGTCGCCTGTGAGTCACAGGCAGCTAGCGTATTCAAATGCGTCGATGCGAAGGGAAAAATCACTTTCACGGCGCACGCAAACTGTCCGGACAATCACGCGCTTGATGAGGTGGTTACCGCTCGCAATCCGACTATCAGCTCGGCGGGTGAGGAAACTGTGATGGCTGAGCGGCGTGTTTATAGAGCCCCCGCCCAGGCCTACTACGGTGCGCCGCCTGCTGCCGCTGCTTCTGGTGGCGTCACTGTCGTGGGAGCCAGTCGGATCAGGCCTGACTGCGATACTGGCTTGAATGATCAGGATCTGCGCACGGCCAAGGTGCGTAAGGAAATCGTGTCCGGCATGACCCGGAGCCAAGTCGCCAGCATCCAGGACGATGATCCAAGGCGCGGCCGAGGCGGCGCCGGAACTGACGTGAAAGTGAGTCATGACTATAAGACGACTACTGCCGTCACGTATGACCGTAACGGATGCGCTGGCAGCGTAGATACCTACCAGCGCAGATAGACAAACACTGAACCCTAAAGCCCGCCGCCGAGCGGGCTTTTTATTGCCCGGAGAAGGCCATGTCCGAATTATCCAGCTCCCGAGTCATGAACTTGGATGGGAATGAAATCATCGTTCGGGAGCTGACAGTTGCCGGCGTCCGCCAGATGCTGATGGCCGAAATCGGCGAGGACGTGGTTAACCTGCAGCTTTTCAGCGACGTTCGCGTGGAAGATCTGATGCAGATGACATCTCTGACCAGCGAGCAGATTGATGCAATGCGCCCAAGTCAGCTGGCGCAAGTCATCAAAGCATGCAAGGAGATGAACCCGGATTTTTTCGGGATGCTGGTACGCCTGGAGGCACTCCGCGCCAAGCGCTAAACCAGCTAGATCAAACCGTTTGCACGCTAATCCGCCTGGGCCATCACCAGGCGTTCAGCTACCCATGGCGACTCTTTCTCCGCTCCCTAAAGGCCTGATATGACTGACGTAGAACTGCGGCTGCAGGCCGATGTTAGCGGCGCCCAGACGAATCTGAGTGGTTTCCGCAAGGAATACCAGGCCTTGGTGCGTGAGGTGCAGAAGCCCCTGCAGCGGATTGATGCCTTCCGCGATATGGAGGCCTCGCTGGAGGGAACCCAGAAAGCCGCCAGCTCTGCTCGCGATCGCATTCGCGACCTGGGCAACCAAATCGCCACAGCCGTGGCGCCCAGTAAGGCACTGCAGCAATCCTATCGCGACTCGGTTTCAGAGCTTCAGCGCCTTGAGCGCGCAGAGGCAAAGCAAATCGTCACGTTGGCCGCGATGCGGGCCGAGATGCAGGCCGCCGGCGTTGATACCACCAAGTTGGCGGCGGAGCAGGCCCGCCTGCGCGCTCAGCTCAGCACTAGGCTGGGCGTTGCCGAGCGAGGGAGTGCCTTGCAGTCCGCAGCTCAAAGCCTGGGCGTCAACCGCTACCGCGAACTGGGCAGCGAGATTGGAAACCTGCGCACGCAGTTTGATCTTCTGAAAAACTCCGGAACCTTGAGCGCTGGCGAGCTTGCTATCGCACAGCAAACACTCGCGCGCCGTATCAAGGAAACGAAGGCCGAGATGGATAGCCTGCAGGGCACCACCTCGCGTTTTAAGGTCACCGACATCGGCACCGGGGCGCTGATCGCTGGCGCTACCGGCATCGCCGCCGTCGCCCAAATTGCAAAAATGACCGATGCCTATCAGCTTATGAACGCCAGGCTGAAACTGGCTACGGGCAGTCAAGAAGCGTTCAACACTGCGCAGGAATCTCTCCGGGACATTTCAGCTCGAGCTGCCGTGCCACTGGCCTCTATGGTCAATCTCTTCACTCGGATCAACACGCCGATGAAGGAGGCAGGTGCTACCCAAAAACAGACGCTCCAGATCGTCGAGGCCGTAGCGCTGAGCTTCCGAGTTTCCGGGGCATCGGCTGAGGAAGCATCCAACAGTGCGACCCAGTTTGCTCAGGCCCTCGGGGCTGGCGCATTGCGCGGCGATGAGTTCAATAGCGTGGCTGATCAGGCGCCGCGATTGATGCAGGCACTGGCGAAGGGTCTGGGCGTCACCACGAGCGCGCTGAAGGGCATGGCGGATAAAGGCATGCTGACTGCGGCCGTGGTGACTAAAGGGCTATCTGGTCAGCTGGAGACCCTGAGGGAAGAGGCTGCGAAAATGCCGGAGACGGTAGGCGGCGCCATGACCCAGCTGGGGGATGCGCTGAATGCGGCCGTGGGATCGTCTGACCTGAGTCCTTTAATCAGCCAGATTAAGGAGCTAACAGAGGTTGTAAAAGACCCGGAAGTTAAGGCGGGGCTTGTGGCTCTCGCGGCGGCTCTAGTTCAGCTGGCTAGTTGGGGCGTAAAAGGTGCAGCCGGTTTTGCAAAATTTGGCGAAAGCATCGCTTACAGCGCAGCGAAGATATCCGGCAATCTTTCCAAGATTGACTCTGTAGACAAGCAAATAGAGCAGCTGAAGGAAGCAATTGCTACTCCAGACGACGGTACTAATCGGCTCGGTGTGCTTGGCTCCATGATAAAGGGTAACAACGCCGCAATTGTCAGAAGTAAAGAGCAAAATGAAGAGCTTCTAAAGCAATATCAAGAGTATCGCCAGAAACTTCTGACCGAGATGACTGGGCTGACCGAGGACGCAAGGACCGCAGCGGCTGAGCGAGCGGCTGTTGAGAAGAAGCAGCAAGAAGACTTGTTGGAAGCCAATGCCGAAGCTCTGGTGAATCGGCGCACGCAGCAGAAAGCAGGCCTGAATCTGCTGTTGGCGGATGCCAAGCAGTACTTCGCCGCTCAGGAAAAGCTGGAGCAAGAACAGCTTTCCAAGATTGAGGCGATCGGCGAAAAGCGGAAGGAGATCAACAAGAAGTACTCGACCACAGTTTCCCAGCTCCGCAATGGGACAGCTGAGCCGAGCTATGGCGCCGCACAGGACCTCAAGGTCTCGGCCCAGAACGCCCTGCGCAGTGGCGACTTCAAGACTGCTATTGAGCAGGCCGAGGCAGCCCGCCAGATGCTGCTGGATATGCAGAAGGCCGGCCAGAATACTTATGGCCTGGAGGGTTTCGCTAAGCAGCTGCAGGCTATTGAGCTTGGCGCCAACGATCTGGAGAAAAGCCAGGCCGACGCCAAGCTGGATAGCATCCGCAACAAGTTGGTGGAGCTGCAGCAGGAGGCAGCGCGATTGCAGGATATCCAGGTCACTCCGCTCATGAGCGAGGAGGCTGCAAGCAAGCTGCTAGACGACATGCGCGCCCTGGCTAAGAAGATCGGCAGCGAGGCAACTGTTGAGCTGACGTTCAATCTTCTGCCGCCGACCGACAACATGAAGTCGATGGGGCTGATGGGCACTCCGCTGGACTTGACCAGTGGCTTGAAGGGGCTGGGTGTGTCGGTACAGCCAACGCTTGATCAACAGGCCGCTGCACAAGCCCAGTCGGACATGCAGGCGCTCATCGAGCGGATCACCGCAGCGTCGAAGATCGTCATCACGCCGGTGGTCGCGCCTGTATCTACTGGTGACCCTGCTGCGGCAGTCCCTGGCTACGCCACTGGCGGCCAGATCTCCGGCCCTGGCACCGGTACCTCGGACAGCATCCTGGCGCGCCTCTCCAATGGGGAGTTCGTCATGCGTGCGGCCGCGGTGCGGCACTACGGCCCGGATCTGCTGGAACAGCTGAACGCCCGGCGCCTGCCGCGTTTCGCCACCGGCGGGGCGGTAGGTCGGGTGCCGAGCATTCCGAATATCTCCCAGGCGGTGCTGGATAGTGGTCAGCAGGAATACCTAGGCACCATGGACCTGGCCTTGCCTGGTGGCACCAGCCTGACCGTCTCGGTGCCGGCAAGTCAGCGCAGCGAAATGGAGATCGCCCGGAAGAAGTTCGGACGAACCCGGACACGTGGATAACCTGGCCCGCCTCGTGCGGGCTTTTTCTTGACTGGAGTCGCTATGGCCGTTGCGCGCGTGATGCTCGGCGGAATCCCGCTGGTTGCCCATGATGGGCCGCCAAGCCAGCAGTACAAGGTCGGCGCCGAAGGCCGCGCCCGGGTTCGTTTGAGCCAAGGCGCACTGGTGAACATGCGTCACTGGTCCAAGACCGCTATCACCGTCAGCGGAAGCGGGTGGATGGGCCCAGGCCTGGACGGCCTGAACTTCGACCAGCCCCTGGAGCTGCGCTGCACCCAGCCGCGTTCGATACGGGGTACCGGAACCAGCTTCACCCTGACCAGCACTCCACGGCCCGACGTCGCGCCGTGGGCGCTGGCCCTTGTGGACACCGAATGGGTCACGACCCCGGCCAGCCTGGCCGGCCAAGTGGCCACCGTGACCCCGGTCGATGGCGCCACGCTCTACCAGGTGCAGTGGATGCCCATGTTCAGCGTCTACGTCGACCGCGAGGAGGCGATGGACGCCAGCGCCGCAACCTTCGACTGGACCCTAACCGCCGAGGAGGCGTGATGCTCAACGCCTACCCGCTGAATGCCCAGCCGCTGAACGCTGGAGGGGCTGGCCAGGGCGATGATCCTGGGCCTAATCCTCCAGTACCAGTTGCGCCGGCGCTGTCCTTCACCTGGCGCCTGGTGCTGATGATCGGTGGCGTGGACTACTCCGCGCAGCTGACCGGATCGGTATCGGTTGACCGGGAGGAGGGCGCTGCTGGCCTGGCCACCGTGATCATCTTCCTTCCGCCTGGGCCTGTAGTGCCCACCGACTGGATCGGCCGACCGGTGACGCTCGACTATGTGAGCGAGCAGGGTGGTGTGGTCACGCAGTCCCGGCGCTACACCGGCCAGGTCTCTGACCCTTCCTACGACGCTACCCAGCGCCTGCTGACCCTGAACTGCAGTGACCAGCTCCAGAAGCGGGTCGAGGCAATGGCCATCACCGACATCGACGCGCTGGTCGGCGGCTACTGGTCGGGTGATGTGTTCGAGCCCACCGAGGGCCGTAGCCGCTGGGACTATGCGGGCGAGCGCCTGGGCACCATCCCTTCGAGCCTGGATGCCTCGGCCGCCGGCGCGCTGCGGGTCACGTCCTGGTTCGCCCAGGCGCCGGCATTCGAGTTCGGCACCGGCACCACTGTCTACCAGAGCATCCGCGTCGAGCTGGCGCAGCTGGACCGGCTGACCAATGTCGTCGAGATCGAGGGCGGCTATCGCTACGCACGGCTCTGGCAGCAGAACAACGGCTACAACTGGGCTCATCCTGAGACGGGTGGGCTAGGCGGACTCCAAGGCTTCTGCCAGTGGCGGCGAGAGTCCTCGGAGCTGCCCACCGTAGAGATGATCAAGTCGGAGGTAAGCAGCAGCGGGCAAACGATTATCGGAGGCTCTTACTACACGCTTCCGTTGAGCATGGCGAACCCCTGCGCTGACGGCATCCCTTGGATCAACGTCACTGAGGGCCTGGTACTCACGGCCGCATTCACTGGTGCCCGCCGCTGGACCCAGCAGGTGACCGAGAGCCTGACGCTGAAGGTCTATGCGCCTGCCAGTGTTGCGCAGGCGGGCGAGCAGGTATCTCGCGAGCGCCTGACAGTTCAGATTGAAGACGAAAAGGCGGATGACTGGGAGAGTGATGAATTTACCGGGGGCATTGACGGCTTCACCGACCTCGGCAATTCAGCTCGACGCGCTGCGGCCATTGAGGTGCTACTCCATCAGGCGCAGACCACCATTCTCAGCAGCCACCGCGATACCACGGTCAGCTGGGACTTCCCGGCCAGCATGTGCCTGGGAGCGGATCTCGACCAGACGCTTAGCCTGGCCGATCAGGGTGTGAAGGCCGTTGGGAAATGCCGCCAACTCGAGGAGGCCTACGATCTGGAGGCAGGCAGCGCCCTCATCACAGCTACCATCGCGGTGATGCGCGGCGGCGGTTCTGATTCGGACGCCCTAACCGCACCGACTGAGACCACCAGCAGCCCGAAGTCAGGGAGCACGGGCTACGCCTTGAATACGCAGCTCGGTGGCCACTTCAGTAGTGGTGAGTACGATGAAGACCGTGACGGCTTCGCCGGGATGTACAGCAACGTGCAGGACTCCACTCTGGAGACCTTTCCTCGAAGGATGAAGATTCCTGCTCCTGAGATTCCGGCCACGCTTCGCGATGAGCAGAAGTACGAGACCAAGGTCGATTACCGTGTCGTGATTCCTAACGACACCCTGGAGCTTTGATATGGCACTTGGAGATGCGCGCCGAGCGCGGAATCAGACAATGCAGGATGAGCGCCGTGAAAGCGGTGAAGCCATGCGCCAGGCTCGGCAGGACCTCGGCGCCGCCATGGAGAAAGAGCGTCGAGGTTCTTTGGTCAACGACGTCAACGCGCTGCTTAGGCCTGATCGAACCAGCAAGACCTTACCGGAGGTGCAATCCCGCGGTGGGGTGCCAGCATCTACCAGCAGCGGATCCTACAGGGTTCCGGAAACCGCTAAGACTGGCGGGGGTATCGCGAGCCCGCTGACCGAGAAGACCAAGTCTGTCGACGGCAAGACCGTGCCAGACCGCGAGTATTACGCCGGCGGCCTCACCAGCAGCGATGGTCTCTTCATCCTACCGGCTATCAAGACCATGAACATGACGGACGCCAATGGCGCTGCAGTCCAGTTCCAGTACGCCGACCCGAACGGGACGGTGGCCACCGAGGTGCCGACATGACATCGCCAGTGTGGGGCTGCCCCTACCACGGACTGGTCGAGGGCGGAAAGCTCAAGCTCTCCAACGGCAAGACGCTCAACCACCCGCACAAGTACGTCGACAGCTATCCCTTTACCGGCTCGACCATGCTGGTCAAGCACCCGCTGGCCGAGGCGGTGGAGCGTACCGAGGAAGAAGCCGCCGACGATGCCGAGCGTGGCTGGCAGTGGTGGGACAGGGCGATCATTGGCGGAGGCCAACTTCATGGCGGTCAGCTGTACGGCTGGATCTACATCGATCCGGACGGCGCCTGCTGGCGGGTCACGTTCAACTTCGTGAGCGCTGACTGGAGCATCAAGCTCGACAGGTTTGGCGTGCTTTCTGGCAAGCCAGAGTCCTACACCTACCCGGTCGCCCAGCCCAACCTTGGCCAGGACACGCCGGCGGTCACCCAACCCCCTGGCACCGACGCCGGCTACGCGAAGCTCCTGCACCACGCGACGGTGACCGGCGACCGGGCGGCGATTGAGCTAGCGATGGATTTCGGCGCCGAGCAGCCCTGGCGCTATCGCCCGGTCGGCTGGCTTGAAGTGAGCCTGAAAGGGAAGGGGGCTGAGTGCCAGGCTGCCCTGACGACGGTCTATACGCGAGCCCAGACGTTGGGCGCCGCCAGCGAAACCCTGGTGGCCGGCCAGGCGAGCGACTGGTACCTCGACAACGACCAGCTCATCAACGGCCCGCGGCCGGCCGACAAGTACCTGATCGATCACCAGATCCGCCAGGGCACTGAATCGCGCGGCTTCACCGGCTGGGTGGTGGGCATCTACTACGACCCAGATGGCATCCGGCGGATCTGGAGGCTATCGATGCTCTACCAGCGGGTGCTGAATATCCCCGCCCTGGAGCACGAAGGGCCAACCAGTTTCCCGAATGGCGCGCCGCTCGTGGGCAAGTGGACGCTCAAGTATTCGGTCTCGGATAGCCTCAGGGCTGCGGTGTCGCTGGACGGCTCAGAGGTGGTTGGCTGGAGCATTTCCACTGCCCAGCAGCTGGAAGAGACGACCGAGTTCACTGGCGACAGCACCAGCACATACCAGAGCTCAAGTAAGGGGCAGGCGAGCTACTCCACCGGCGAGGTGCTGACGATCAATGACTCAGCCACGCTTGAGCCAGGGAACCGCCCGATAATTATGGGTGGCATCGTCGCCGCATCTCCCAGCGAGGTCGCAGCGGTCCCGGGCGGTATCCCCTACTGCATCAGCAACAACGCCAGCAGCTGGTTGAAGGATGGTCAGTCGGTGGTGGTGCGCATGATTCCCCACCGGATCTCCTACCAGATGTTCGGCGCGGCTCTGGCCTATGGGTCGGCTGATCAGGGCGAGACCCACTGGCATCCCGACGTGGTCACTCCTTCTGGCCTGCTGCAGCTGCCTGCCATTGATTCCGACGCCAGCTTCTTCCGCGAAGGCGGCAAGCTCTATGGCAGCTGGTGCCCAGTCACCTTCGCTGCTACCCGCTCCTACAAGCCGGTCTGCTACATCTAAGGACACACAATGAACTTCGTGAACAATTGGAGCCAGGCGATAACGCTGGGCGCTGACGTTACCTCGTGCGCGCTCGGCCTGCCCGATGGTGACTACCGTCTCACCATCGCGGACTCGGCCACCAAGGCCACGGCCTGGGAGATCGTAGACGCATCCGTGTCCGGCGGGACCGCGGCCCTGTACCGTGCCCAGGAAGGGACGCAGACCAGGGAATGGAAGGCGGGGAGCGTTATCTACTGCTCGATCACAGCTGCGATGCTCAGCCTCTTGTTTGAAGGCCAGGCCAGCATCGCCAGCCTGTCGGCAAGAATTGCCGAGCTGGAAGGGCGGGTGAATGCGCTGGAAGGCGGGATCGCCTTGAGCTCGGAGTTCAAGAGCGGCGAGTTCTACGGCTTCACGATCAACCCGAACGACTATGCCTACCCGGCCGGCTCAATCAGCCCGAGCGGGGCGTCCACCATCCCGGGCGCTGCTGCGGCGCCGGGCGCCGACGGCGAGCTGATGGGGCTCATCTGGAACAGCCAGTTCCAGAACCTGATCATCACCATCCGCGGCAGCTACGCCTCCAAGGCCGACCTGCCGTTCGCCTCATTCAAGATCGGCTCCCAGCAGTACGACATCTCCAGCTTCGGCAATCTCAACCAGCTGAATGGCGCGGTCTCGTGCT